AATACTGACTATTATATATGTTTTATTTAAGCACGGGTTTGATGGTCCATTAATGTTTAATTATACAGCTAATTTAGTTTTCTTAGTAATAATATATAAATATAAAATATTTCCAAGACACAAATATGGAGGTTTATATGCGTAGTTGGCACCCAATACCCCCTAAATATTTAGATAGAGGACGTCTTTTAGGCGAACACAATGAACTTTATATAATGGTTAGATCTATTTTTGGGCACAACAAACGTAAACCTAATCATCCTGAAACGAAGCGTTGGATAGGTAGAACTAAGGCTTTAAAGCTTAGACACGACTTAATAGTTGAAGAAATGCTTAAAAGAGGATATAATCATAAAAGCCCTTGGCCAGAGGAATATATTAAGGAGGCTGATTCAGAAGATATGCCGGGATTATGGGAACCTTTAGAAGTTATGTTAGCTAAACTATTAGAAAAACAAGGAGATTTTAATGGATTTCAAGAAATACCCGAGCTTAGAGAATCATTATCAAGAGAAATGGATACAACGTTGGCTGGATAACTATCCAGAATTGATAAATGAAACTTATTATATTACTGAAAAGATACATGGCTGCTTATCATCCGAGACCAAAATTTCAATGGCTGACGGAACTACTAAAAAAATAAGAGATATTATTATAAATAAGATAACCGATAAAGTTTTAGGCATGGATAATTTTGGAAATATAGTAGAAACCGAAATATTAAATCACTTTAATAATGGGAAAACGGAAGATTGGTTAAATGTTTATATAGAATCTAAAGGAGGAGATCGTGGTGGCAGTAGTTTTAATACTATTAGATGTACTCCGAATCATAAATTTTTTGTAAAATCTAAAAATAAATACATAAGAGCCGATAAATTAAAACCAGGAGATTTCGTTTTAAGAAAGAGAAGGGATCATGAATTAACTTTTATTCAAAAAGAGATTTTAAAGGGTAAAATGCTGGGCGATGGAAGTTTAGTTAATAGATCAGTCACTTTTAATCATAAAAAAGAGCATGAAGAATATATTAATTATACTTTAGATTTATTACAAAATATAGCGGGCAATAAACAAAGGGAACAAATCAGTGGATACGGAACCAAGATGTGTCGTGCTAGAACTATTAGTAACTATTGTATAGAAAACCTATTTAAAGAATGGTTTTATACTGGAAGTAAGCAAGTGCCCAAAGATATTGATTTATCCCCAATTTCTTTAGCATTTTGGTTCATGGATGATGGAAGTTTAGGGCACCATACAGCTCAACAAGATCGAGCATGTTTTGCTACAAATGGATTTGAAGAATATAGTATCGATAATTTATTAAAAGCTTTATCTAAATTGGGAATAGCCGGAGTTAAATACCAATCTAAAGGTTGGAGAATTAGGTTAAATTGTGACGAAGCCGACAAATTATTTACACTAATATCACCCTACATACCTAAATGTATGCAATATAAATTACCTGAAAGATATAAAAATAATAATGTTTTTAATTTAAAAAAAGATGCATTATATAAACCTACTCTAATCGAACAAAAAATTTTAGAAGTTGCTAAAGATTTTAGTAAAAAAGGTAAAACTAAATGGGATATTGAAACGGGCACTCATAATTTTTTTGCTAATGGAATTTTAGTACATAATTCTAATATTTCTGTTTATTTTCAACCACATACACCAATGCTCTATGGAAAGCGAACCTCGTGGTTAATGCATACCGAAAAGTTTTACGATATCCATAACACTATTAAAGAATACCAAGATTTATGGAATATTATTCAAAATATAGCTGACAAAGAAGGAAAAACTATTAGGTTATTTGGAGAATACTTCGGAGGTAATATCCAAAAAGGCGTGGACTATGGTCGAGAAAAAAGAATCATGTTCTTTAATGGTTACGTGAACGATAAACTATTAACTCCTTCGGAATTTCGTAATTTAAATTGGGGATTACCCTATGTCCCATTACTAGACATAGTAGGTGACTTTAAAACAGCCATTGAGTATAATACCGAATTAGATAGTCGCGTGCTCGGGGAAGCTAATAACGAAATGGAGGGCGTGGTAATTATGCCCTTTGATAAAATTTATAGATCTCCGGTAGGAGAGCTTTTCCATATTAAAAAGAAGAATAAAAAGTTTAAAGAAGTAGCCGGAGAGTTGAAACGTAGAAAGCAGAAGCTCCAAAAAGAGGGAAACCCTTTGGTTAGAAAGCTAAATGATGAGTTTAGGAAATATATAAACGAGAACCGCTTACAATCAGTATTTTCTAAGCATGGCGAGATTGAAAGTATCAAAGACATGGGCAAGTATATAAGATTATTACTAGAAGACGCTCAAATTGACTTTGAAAAGGATAAAGTTGACGAAATTGCCGAGTTGGAGCCTAAAGACCTCAAGAAAGTTTATAACGTCGGCGGAAGCTCCGCTGCTTTGCTTAAAAAACACTTATAAAAATACGAGGAGTATAAATGACTAAATTTATTAAATATTTATTTGTAATTACACTTATTTTTAATTTTTTTGCAGCACCGCTATACGCTAAAAAAGAGAAATCCTTTCACGTAGATTTAATTGCGCGAGATGCAGTCAAAGACGGGAGCTTATCTTATGTTTGCAAAGGTTATCAATGGCAAGATAGCGTAATCATGCTAGTAAACTGTACTACCGACAACAAAGTAACCAAATATTATAAAATTTATGTACCAATTGATAGGTATATGGTTTATATTAAGGAAAAATAATGAAAGATAGAATTATTGATTTTTATAACTTAGTTAGATATGCGATACCGCGTAGAATTAAAAAAATCATAGACTATATTCCGATTTTATGGAAAGATTTTGATTGGGACGATAGTTATTTATATATCTTAATGCGCTACAAGCTATCTAGAATGGAAAAAGTAATACGTAAAGGATATTCCATAGATGCGGAAAAGCATGCTAATGAAATTTTACATGCGATTGAGTTATTAGACCGGATTATAGACAATGATTACTGTGAAAAAGCGTTTGACTTATATGATAAAAAATGGGGAGAACTTGACTGGATACCCGTCAATGGCGGTAATAGGTTAAATGGGCACGTAAATGCCAAAACTGAGGAAGAAAAAAAGCAGTGTGCAAAAGAGTTTGACGAAATAATAAAGCGCGAAAGACACTTAGCAGAGCGTGATTGGAATTGTTTCTGGAAATTTATGAGGAAACATTCACTAAAATGGTGGGATTAACAAAGGATGTCTAATGACTAAAAAAGAAAAGAAAGACACTTTACGTAAAATTAAAGATAAAAGAAAGGTGGTAAAAGTGAAAGATGTAACAACTCAAAGGGCGCCGGATGATTTTATTAGATTAGAAGCCCCCGAATGGGCCGAATTAGACGAGTTAGACTTTGAAACCGACTTCGAGATTGGGGATGATGGAATTACTACAGACGAGGATAAGACGCGACTAAACGATGAGATGGAAAAACGCGTTCAAGAAAAAGAGTACCAGGAAGAAAAAGACAACCGTAAGATACTAGAATTATGGAACAAACAAAGGGGTTAAAATGTCCATAGAAGATGTAGAATGGGAAGCTCAACAAGAGCGGGAACATTACAGGAAATCAGAGAAATTAAAAAGCAAATCTTTTTGGCAACAACTAATTAATGTCTTTAAAAAGCTCTTGAATAGTAACAAAAAAGCTTGACATAATAACGCCGTTTTGTTACTATAATTATATAGGGGGATTATATGGATATTAAAGTACTCAAAGATGGTAGTTTGGAAATTAGAATCGTACAATTAAGAGGCACTCCGTTAGTTGTAAATATTAGAAAGTATTCAGATTTACAGATAATTAAGGATAAAGTTAACATGGCGCAGCACGTTCAATTAGAGCTAGAGGCTGACGTCCTAAACAAGCTAGGCAAAAAGGCGGCATGAACTATAAAAACCACATGTATAAGAAGTTTCCTAAGTTAAAGAAAACGGAAATAAAGTGTTCTAATTGCGGCCATTTGATAGAACCGGATCAGCCTTATATAAATAAAGATTTTGTGGGACTGATCTCACAAAGTTGCCCGAAGTGTGGTAATACTAAAGACAGTTGCATGACTGTAACTTCCCGGGAAAGTAAATGAAAGTAGCGCTAACCTCCGACAATCATTTAGGTTTAACCCCTTATAAGACATTGCGTAATATGTATTTAGAAATGCGAAAGCATAATCCAGACGTAATAGTTAATGCCGGAGATAATAACGGAAATAAATGTGGCTATAAAAAATGCCGATCAGTATTTAGATTAATGCGCGAGATCTTTCCAGACACCCCTATATTATTTGTAAAGGGTAATCACGATTATTGGAATCGATCTAGTTTTCAGCAGCACGTAAAGGTTTCTCAGTCTAATTTTGAGTATAATTTAGAGCGTATAAACGCTTCAGCTAAAGACTTTAATATATGGCAATTAGACGTGGACGGAGTTTATAGACGCGCAGACTTTGAGGGAATAATGTTCCTAGGACATCCCCGGTTTTACAAACATCGCCCGTTTAGTAACGACTTCAATTTTATGCCCGAATTTATTAACGGAGAAGACATCTTCGATCACTTAAAAGATATCGAACAAAAAGAAATAGATGAATCATTACAAAAACTTACTGATAAAGATAAAATAAGAATCTTTGTCAGTCACATACCCGTCGCATATGGTGCCGGACAACAACGGGCGCATGGAACGGACCGTAACATGGGAGATTTTCTTAGACACTACTATGGCGTTACGTATTTTTTAGCAGGGCATGTGCATAATGTAGAAAGTATTCCAGAAAACGGTATATACTTTTCAGGAAGTGACTATAGAGAACCGCGGTTCGTGATTTTCGAGGTTAAATAGAGGTAATACTAGTTTTGGAGGATTAAATGGTAAAGATTAAACTTAAATTTATGAAATTAGTATGTTATTTTATGGTAAATTGGTACGAACACCTTTCTAATGAAGATTTTTATGGCGCGGATATAGAAGAGTGTATGGATTTGGTGGAAGATATTAAAGCGGAAGAGGGGAAAATTTAATGAGTAAAGAAAAAACTTGTAAAAAATGTAAAAAAGCAATTAAACGGCGAATTTGCTATATCGGATCTATCGGTCCATATTGCACGACGTGCTTACGGATCCGGACCAAGCCTAAAGATAAATAAATGATATAATTAACTTATGTCCGAATATAAAGAATGGGTAAATAGATTAAAAGGCTTTGAAAGCGAATTAGAAGAATCTCGAGAAAAGTCATGGCTAATCAGCTCTAAAAAAATGGAATGCGAGTGCGGCCAGTGGCACGCATATCCCCAACTTCGTTATAAAAAGTCTAAAATGCACGACGACTATTGTGTACTTTACGACAAAGATAGTTGAAAATTGTTAAATAATATGGTATAAAATTAATATGGAAGATAAATATTATAATAAAGTAAGAGCATTGGCGCGTTTTAGAGCGATAAATTACCTAATTAGTAAGAATCCTAAGAAATACGAGCTAAATCATGTGGACTTGGGAACCGCTTATCAAATAATGTTATCAGACGACACCGGATTAGTGCACGATTTTCGTTTAAGCAAGGCTTTATGTCGCGAAATTATGCGAAAAGTCCGTCTTAGTAAAGAGGTATAAATGGTTCCGAAATTTAAAGCCGGGGATTTATTTGACAAAGGTGTCATTTTATACGTAGGAAGGGACCGATATTTTGCGGCATTCACTGCATACTCCATTTATTATGAAGATTCTATGGATATTGAAATGTTTGACAAGTTTCATCAAAAATTAGAAAAGGCGGATCCCCATGACATCGAATTCGACGATTAGTATGCCCGTTAACGTCAATGATTTAGAAGACATAGTATGTCCTTGTGGGTGTTCTCAGTGGATTGTTATACATTCTGCCAAACTTGCCCCCGCATTATTAGCTCCCAGCGGTAGAGAGGAAGTTATACTAGGTCCTCCCGGAATGTCGTGTGTTCAATGTAAAGCACCAATAGCCGTAGCGGTAGCTGCTTTACACAAAAATAAAGAAATCGAAAAACCTTCAATAATTATAAAGCCTTAATATGGAAGAAATTACTTTTAAATCGCAGAAGGATTTTATTGAAAAGTTTCAAATTCTATTAGCAGAGATTGAAAAAGATCCCATAGAAAACTTTGTAAAGCATCCCTGGTTTTGTAACTTCGAACCAACTCCAGCACAAATGGTGGCGCTAAAGCTGGCCTTCAACAAGGAGTTAGACACAATAATTCCGCATGATATTTGGAGAGAGACCGTCAATGAAGCTGAGGAGTTTGACTTAGAACTAGTAAAAATGACTGAAGTAGATCTTTTTGAGTTTATGACGGGAAAAGATTATTCGCTCTATAAAGATTCTGACGATGTTTTCAATATGATCGATTTTATAATAGGAAGACGTGGCGGCAAATGCTTAAAATCATTGGAGAAAATCCATTTAGAGGATGGATCTTTCGTAAAAGTGGGAGACTTTGTCAATAAAGAGATTAGACTAAAAGCCTGGGATGAAGCTAGTAAAGATTATGTTAGCGCGAAGGCAAATGTAATTGATAATGGCGTAAAAGATATTTATAAGATAAGGACAAAATACGGATATGAGTTTGAGCGCACCGGAAACCACCCATTCCTAACCGCGGAAGGATGGGCATGTGTAGATAATGAAAATGAACCGGATTATAAAAAGCTTAAAGAAAAAATGAGGATAGGAGTGCCTACTAACAATCCATATGAGGGAAGTACTCCACAAGATATAAAGTTAGTAAAATTATTGGCTTATTTTTTGGCAGATGGCTACTTAGTAAGTGAGGGATCGCATTACACCCTCTGTAACACTGAGCAAAAAACAGAAATATTATCATTAATAGAGGGTAATTATAAAATAAGACCACATAATGTTAGTAAGATTGCGGAGGATATGAGAGTAAGCACTCATTCTAATATTCAAAAACTCTTAGATCAGCTAAATTTATTAGGTACGCATTCAGATACTAAATTTATACCTAATTGGGTTTATCGTTTGCCCAATAATCAACTAAGTATTTTCCTAAATCGCCTAATATCTACCGATGGATGGGCTTGTGTTTCTAAAGAGGGTAAAAAGTTAAGACCACAAATAGGTTTTTCTTCGGCTTCCAAGGATATGTCTTTGTCGGTAAAGCGTTTACTAGCACGTTTTGGCATTATTTCTAACATCCACAAAGCCAAATCGGGATATAAGATTGGGGGTGTTAAAAAGGAATGTAAAGATCGGTATTCTGTAATTATTCAAAATGGTTCTGAAATATCTAAATTTTTAGATAGAATTGGCCTGTTTGGAAAAGATGATGAAATAGCGGCAATAAATGCCGCATTAAACGACAAAAACTCATTTAATACACAAATAGATTCAATGCCTTTGGATTTTTGCATTCGATTTTCTAAAAAACTAAAGAAATTACTATCTTATACAGTCCAAGAACGTGATTATTTTGGTAGAATTAGACCGGATAGATGCGCTCGCAAAGATCGACTAATTAAATATGCAGAAATGTTTCCGGAACACTTTAGAGAAGAGTTGAGTTTGCTAAAAAGTGATTTATATTGGGACGAAATCGTCTCTATTGAATATAGCGGAAAACACCATACTGTAGGAATAGAGGTTCCAAAATACCACACTTATATTAACGATGTCGTGGAGCATAACACTACTTTATCGGCCATTTTAGCCATTTATCGGTCTATTGTAACTAATTGGAAACCCTTTTTAAGAAAAACCCCCTTCGCTACTGTATTAATTCTTAGTCATAGTAGGGAGTTTAGTGACGAAGTATTGGAAATTATTAGAACTTTTATAGAAGAGTCTCCTATATTGCAAAATGTTATTAATAAGAAAAAGAAGAATACCGCTAGTACAATGAATCTTAGCGTGCCGCACACACTCCCCAATGGCCGCGTCAATGATTCCCGGGTTCAAATTAAAGTCGGTGCCGCCAGCTCTAAGACCACTCGGGGAACCGCTGCATGTACCGTTTTAACGGATGAAATAGCGTTCTGGAACCTAGACGAAAACTTAAAAGAGTCCGATGCCAAAATTTTAAAAGCTGTTAGGCCAGCCATGAAACAGTTTGGAGAAAAGGGCTTATTAATCAAGCTATCCTCTCCAGGGATTAAGCAGGGTATTTTGTATGAGGAGTATTTACGTTGGCGAGAAGGCACTTTGCCCGAAAACTACCTAGTATTAAAAGCCCCTTCGTGGGTGTGGAATAATATTATCAATAAACGCGAATACTTTATTGAGTGGAAACTAGATCAAGAAGGTTTTGATACAGAATATCGTGCAAATTTCGTAGATGCCATATCAAATTTTATTATACCCGAATTTGTAGACATGGCAATTCTTCAGAGCACTTTATTCAATCCCCCAGAAGATAAAAAAGCAAACGTAAAGTATTATGCATCCGTGGATGCAGCTTTCAAAGGTGATACATTCACTTTCTCGGTCATGGGCCATTTTGAGAACAGGATCAAGCAATATATAATGAAAGGGTGGCGCGGAACTAAGAAAGAGCCGGTAAAAGCCATAGAATTAGCTAAATATATCAGTGCTATATGCAAAGAATATGATGTTCAAGAAGTTGAAGCCGATCAATATGCTTTTCAACCACTTAAAGAGATCTTCGAGCAATTTGGGATTACCCTAAAAGAGCGTGTATATTCACAAACTTACAAGAAACAAATATATTTTAACATAAAACGCTTAATTCATTCCCAGCAAATAGACCTCTTGGACCATCCCAAAGCTCCCAAAGAATTAAAGGAGTTAGTGGTTGAACAAACTGCCGGAGGACATGTTAAAATAGGGCATCCCATTGGCGGATCAGATGATTATGCAGATGCCATTGCAATGTCCGCATTTGCAGCCATAGAGGGCGCAGGATCTTTAGGATTTTCTTTTAATGACACTAATATTATTAAAAATTATGATCTAAATACCGACATTAATGGGAATTATTTTAAAGCACCACCTCCCGAAGCTCTTCAAGAAGAGTTTGGACACCTGGTTTTAGATAATGCCGATTTATTTATGAAACATCCAGAAACTGGAAAAATAGTGCCAATACAAGAGGTTATAGAGGAAGAATTAGACGAAGAGCTCAATGAACCGGAGTTTTTAATATGAAAACGTGCAGTAAATGTGGTATTGAAAAAGAAGTTTCCGAGTTTTATAACAAAGGTCGTCAATGCAAACTTTGTAAAAATGAAATTAATAAAGCATATGCTGCGAAAAACGCCGACTTAATCAGGCGGAAAAAGCGAGAATACGCTAAGAAAAACAAAGAAAGAATAAAGGATTACAAAGCGCGTTATTATCAAGAGAATAGAGATTCCGAGGTAAAAAAACGTAAGCTTTATTATCAAGAAAATAAAGACATTATAATAGAAAATGTCAAGGAGTATTATAGGGAGCATAAAGAAAAAGTCGCTGTTTATAATAAAAAGTATCAAGAGGCTAACAGGGCAGTCATTAAGGAGCAAAGAAAACTTTATAGAAATTCCAATAAGGACATTTTATCTTATAAGTTTATAGAAAAGTATAAAAATGACGTAATAACTAAATTAAAAGTGCAATTAAGAAATCGTTTAAATAAAGCACTTAAGAACAATTATAAGACTGGTTCCGCCGTTCGAGACCTTGGATGTTCTATCGAGGAAATTAAAGCTTATTTGGAATCCAAATTCCAGCCCGGAATGTCTTGGGAAAACTGGACGACTTCGGGCTGGCATATAGATCACATAGTTCCGCTGGCTAGTTTCGATTTAACAAACCGGGAAGAACTGCTAAAAGCTTGTCATTATACCAATTTACAACCCTTGTGGGCCGCGGACAACCTACGCAAAGGATCTAAGGTTGACGTGGCTGAAAACAAATGATATATTTATAAATGATATAATTAAATAGAAATATAAGAAAAAACGGAGTCCTAGCATGGCAAACAAACCCCTAAGATTAATTTTGGACTTTTTAGCCTATAGCGGCAATCAAACCAATGATCCTCAAGATGCTCAAAAAATCAAAAGTAGTGTGGAGGAGGATAATGTTAATGAAATATATAGATATCAAGCCGCGATAGCGGACGGGGCTGCGGATCAAGCTATTAATTTACCAGACGCTGACACCGATTATTTGATCATCCATTCCGATCAGGAAATTAGCTTTAAGCTAAACGGCTCTTCCGACATCATCGAAGTCAAAAATGTGTATCCGGGCATCAAAAACCCTGTATTTTTTATGAGGGGTAGTATTTCTAGCTTATCAATCTCTAATGCCAGTGGCAATATAGCAAACGTCGATATAGTAGCCATAAATATTTAATTTTAAAAGGAATCTACGATGTCAGATAATGAAAATAACGAGAATAAACCTAATATTTTCCAAAAAATAGCCGCTGCCGGTAATAGCTGGCTAGATTCCCAAATTATAAAGGGACAATCTATCGTTAAGACTGAAGAGGATGATGAATCCGATTATTTTTATAGAAAATCAATTGTCAGAGATTCTACGCACTATACTGGATCTCAAGGCTTTATCGAAAAGCCGCATCGTCTAACTTTTAATGAATTGCGTCAAATGGCGTTGAAAAATTCTATAGTTGCGGCCATTATTAGAACTAGACAAAATCAAGTAGCTGGATTTTCCAAATTATCAAAGAATAAAATGGAAAAGGGCTTTAAAATCAGACTCTTGGATGAGCAATCGAAGTTAGAAGAAATTATTGACGAGCTAGAAGAAGAGCAACACGTCGAACAAATGGCTAAACCCGATGAACAATCCGAACCGGACTTAAATGGAGAGATGGTCGAGGAAGATTATGCTAAATATGACCTGGATGATGATCGAGAGTTTAATCGCTTGGAATTAGAGAGAAAAGCCAGGGACTTACTAGAAAAGAAATACAGTAAGCGTAGAAGGTATCTAGAGGATTTTATTGTCAATTGTGGCAGGAAAGAAGATCGCCCCTTCGAAAGCCGTCGATGGAATTTAGACACCATATTAAGGGCGACTATCCAGGATTCTTTTACATATGATCAATTTGGCTGGGAAATAGTTCCGGACAATGCTGGTAAGCCGCATCACATAGTTCCGGCCGACGGATCTACCATTAGATACGCCAGTCCATCTTTAAAGAATTACAAGGGTTTTACTTCGACGGCGGGATTTGATATTCTTTATCCGGAAAAAGAAATCCAAGCATTAGAGGAAAATGGAGCTTTAGAGCTAGACGAAAATCTATTAGAGGAAGAAAAATATAAATATGTACAGGTAGTTAAGGGTAAAATAGAGCGTGCGTTTACCGCGGACGAGCTTAAAGTAGGGCATCGTAATCCTACTACTGATATTTATGTTAACGGATATCCAATTCCGGAACTAGAGCTATTAGTGGCACTGGTTACAAGTCACTTAAATGCAGAATACTATAATCAAGCATATTACACTCAAGGCTTTAGTGCCAAGGGAATTTTGCATATTAAAGCGGCTTTGAGCAGGCGAAAACTGGAGACAATTAGACAACAGTGGTACCATATGATTCGTGGCTCTAAAAATAGCTTCCAAACCCCTATTTTTAGCGGAATTGACGAAGTTAAGTGGATTCCGCTGACTCAAAACCATACCGATATCGAATTTGCCGGATGGATGCAATATTTAATCAAAATGATTTGTAGTATTTATCAAATAGATCCCGCAGAAATTGGAACGGGGTTTAAAGAACAGGGCGGCTCCGGCGGAGGCTTAAGCGGTGATAATACTCAGGAAAAGCTAGATCAATCTAAGGATAAGGGATTACTGCCTTTACTAAGATTTTTAGAAAACTTCATAAATGCCAATATAATTGACTCCATAGATCCCGACTTTTGTTTCGAATTCGTGGGAGTTAAAGACGAATCTCCTAAAGAAGCTTTGGATCGACAAGAAAAGGAAGTCAAATTCAAAAAAACGGTAAATGAAATTCGTGCAGAAGATGGATTACCCCCACTTCCCGGCATGGATGATATAATATTAGATCAGAATTACATCCTATGGTATAACCAATATAGTAAAAAGGCCAAAGATAATCAACAAGAAATAATGCAACAAGAACACCAACTTGGACAAGAAAATGTTTCTCACGAGCAAGAATTAGCGGAGCAAGATCGCATGCATGAGCATCATTTAGATAAAGAAGCTCGGGAGCATGAACAAGATCTTGCTCAAGAAAATATAGAAGTTGAAGCCAGTAAAGAAGATTCTGGAGTGGAGAAGTCTCAAAAAATAGCTATAGAATACTATACTTTAGATGATTAATTTGGTAAGATGGTAATATGAGGACTTGCACTAAATGTGGAATCGAAGAAGATAAAACAGAATTTTGTAAGGATCGCAGTGTTTGTAAAGCGTGTTATTTAACCCAACACGCTGAATATCGTAAAAAAAATAGAAGTTTATTAAAAGAAAAAAGTCGAGAATATAGAAAACATAATAGTGAATATTTAAAGAATTATCATAAAAAGTATAATAATGAAAATGAAAAGAAGAGAAGTGACTACCATAAACAGTATCGTAGTAAGAATAAAGATAAAATAGCTAATAGAGATAAACTTTATTATGAAAAACATAAATATGACGATTCTTTTAAAGAAAGAAGATTTACTTATTACGAAAAAAAACTTAAAAATAATATTTTTTTTAAACTAAGTAAGTCACTTCGCGTAAGACTTCATCACGCAATCAAAAACAATTATAAGACCGGTTCCGCTGTTCGAGACCTTGGATGTTCCATCGAAGAGCTTAAAACCTATTTAGAATCCAAATTTCAACCAGGAATGTCTTGGGATAATTGGAGTACTCGTGGCTGGCATATCGACCATATAATCCCGTTAAGCTCATTCGACTTAACGAACCGTGAAGAACTATTAAAGGCTTGTCATTACACCAATTTACAACCGTTATGGGCCGTGGATAATCTAAAGAAAAGTAATAAAATGGAGCGTAAGAATGCCGAAGATCAAGATTGAATTACAAAAAGGAGAAACCCGAGATGCCGCTAAGGAAGCTCTTTACAAGGCGCTGGATTCTCAAGTAAACGGCACTAAACATGATGAATTTTTGGACCCTGCCATGAATGACTTGGAATCATTAATGGCTAGTGAGTATGAAAAAATGTATTCAACACTAATAGAAGATATTATTGAGCTTATAAAAGAGGAGCACTAATGGTAACCTCTAAAAATGCCCTAGCAAAGATTAAAAAACTAATCGAAAGACGTTATAAAATGCTAACCCTCGGGATTGTGGGCAATAAAGTATTCAGCAGAAGAGAGTTAACTGATTTAGAACGGGAAGGATTAGACACTACTAACGAGGATTCCCTATTAGATTTGGCATATGAACACAACTTCTTAACTAAGGATGGTATTCCTAACAGGGCCAAAAGTGTGGAAGAAATGCGCGACACAAAAATCATGCATGAAAATGACTTAGAAGGTGTGGCACACGATGCCGCCAAAGAACATTTAAATGAAACCATGCAGCACTTGATCGAAAAGCAGAAAAACAATATTATTTCCAGAATAGAAGGGTTAATCAGGGATAATAACAATCAATATAAATCCAATGCTCTCATGAACCTAGACCGTCCCGACGAAGTCGACAAATTAATAAAAGAATCCACCTTAGACGCACTCTCCTCTAAGCTTAGAGATACCACGGGCGATGCAAATAGAGATTGGAGAACAGTGGCCATAACCGAAATTTCCAACACCGTAGGTATGGGATCTACCGACCGGATAGCTAGTGAAAATAAAGGTAATGATGCTAGAGAGGTATATGTATATCGGATAAATCCCGACGATGCTAAGACATGTATTCCTTGTAGAAAATTCTACATAGATTCCGACGGATCCCCAAAAGTATATAAATTTTCCACTATTTTAAGCAATGGTAGTAATTATGGTAAAAAACGCGATTCGTGGAAGCCTGTTACTACTGCGACGCATCCGAGATGTCGTGATTCCCAGCTTATTGAGCTTAAACCGGGGTGGAAAGTATTGCCCGGCGGTAGGCAAACCTATATAGGGTTGGAAGCTTGGAATGACTATATATCGGGAAAAGTACAAGCTTAATTCATGTAACAAAAACTACTAACTTTTCGTTACATATTGGTTTTAAAAACTTGCAATTTTTGATATTATTTGATATCCTAACTGTAGGAGGGGCTATTGAATACTATGATTTTGGTTCAAAAAAGTAAGCATCAATGGATCATCACCAATGCAACGGGTTTTGAAATCAGTACATTACAGCAATTTGACACTCTACAAGCTGCAAAAGAATGGGCCAGGGCCTTTACTTCTTCATGGAAGTGTGTTACACTAGAGATTAGAAAACTCCCGCAGGAGCTTAAATGTCAAAAATAGATGAAATGATTAAACAATTACAGATTAAGAAGCTAAAAGCAGATGCTTACGTGGCTATTTTAGAATTGGCGACGTCTTTAGATTCTTCTAAATTTAAAGCGGTTAAAGACGAGGTTATTTCCGACTTAAATAGCTATGTTCAATTAAAAATTGAAGAAATAGAGGGCGGGGAAGAGCTTTCTCCAAAAAAACCCGATAGTGCAGTAGCTTCACATTTTACCCCTGAGGATGTGGGAATTTTAACCCAGGTAATTAACCAAGTTAAGGGAAAAAAACCCGGGGTAAAAGTCTCAGCTAATTCAGTAAGTCTAGAAGAAAAGAAACGTTTTGTTAAAGAATATCAACATCTTAATAATAAAAGATATACGGTAGATACTGAAGAGGGTGAGATGCGGGCTACTATTATTGGATTGGACGCGGTTAACGCGCAAATTAATATTCAACTCGATGGAGGGCGAAGAACCTCCATCGATCCACAAGCTTTATTAAAGGAGATTTAATATGGGAAAGAAGAAAAAACCAAAGGGCACTGCTAGTAATCCGGGCCTTAAAAAATCCGCTGCGCAAATGATGTCTAATATGGCGGCTGAAGCTACTACTAAGCAATTACATGCTTATATTGATCAGCAAGTATATAATTCCATTGCACAACTTAATCAAGGTTTTGTTACTCGCTTTAAAAATCACGGGCATAGAATGCTGGCTATCGAGCGGCTTTTAAATTTAACCGAAGAGCAAGTTTCTTTAGAAATTAGCAATATTGAAGACGAAGTAACCGGTCATTTTACGGTAGATCGTCCATGTAAAACTGAAGATTTAGTTCGCCTTGCTTTGAGACACAAAGCTAAGGAAGATGCTGATTTCAAAGCATGGGACAAGGTTTTAGTCACAAATTTAAATATGGCCCCGTTTTCTCTGGGAGTTGAGATTGAATCCAAGCTAATTGGTGCTTCGGTAGGAGATATTGTTTCTATCGGTTTCAAAGGCGATTTCCAAAAAGCTGAATTCGTAGAAAATTTAGAAGAAGCTGATCATGTTTATGAAATTAAGGTAGAAAAGGTGTCAGAACCTAAACAACCTAAGCATAAACCGGAAGAAGAGGAGCCTTCAAATGAAATTAAAGATGCGGAATAATTTAGTAGGCATTATTAACGTAAAAAAGCCCACTAAAACCACAGCTTTTGTAATTCCCGAGGATAATAATAATTGTGGGATTGTTAAGTATGTCGGTGATAATATCCCGGCGGATTCTGCTATTAAAGAGGGCGTGAAAGTTTACTACGGAAAAGATCGTCAAACCATAAAAATTAAAAATGAGGATGTAGAGGTCATGGAGGATTCTAATATCCTAATGATTGAGGAGGAATAGTGTCTAAAGTAGAGCTCGAAACGCTCAAGCTAGAACAATTCAAAACGCGCCTGGAATATTTATATGAGCGCGGAATTGATATTGAAGAGCGGGTTATAAGCATTCATGGAGTAATCGATTCTAAGACGGCCAAGCTAATAGATTTTGGAATGACTATCTTGGAATCAGTATCCAAAGGAGCAATAACTATTCGAATTCACTCAGAGGGCGGAAGTTTTTACGATTCCTTAGCCGTCGTGGGCCGCCTTACTAGCAGCAAATGCAAGATAATTACCGAAGGCTGTGGATGTGTCATGTCTGCCGCATGCATGATATTTGCATGCGGGAAAACCCGTAAAGTGTCAGAATTTTGCCAGTTTATGTTACATGAGTCTATCTACGAGACTGGAGAGCGTAAACATTATGAGCACAAAAGTATAGTAAGTCGTGCAGAAGAAGAAGAGATAGTTTATTCAAAATGGTTAGCACGCTTCTCCTTTAAATCCCCCAAATTTTGGAGAAATAAATTGAATGGTAAGGAGTTTTATATAGAACCAGCTACTTTATTAAAATACGGACTTGCAGACGAGATATTCTAATGAAAAAATTTTTACAAAGAAAAAAAGAACCCACTACCTTAATCGGAATGATTGATCGTCATTTGTATATAAAAGGAAATACTAAGAATTATAAATCAGATCCAAGAGTTCGGCCCTCGGACGTGGGCGCTAAGTGTATGCGCAAGGTTTTATATCGGTATTTTGACGTGGATAAAGACTTTCCGCTCAGGGCCAAATTGCTAAGAATTTTTAATACCGGCGACGCCTTCCACGAACTAGTATATGAATGGTTAAAGGATATGGGAAAAGTCATTGATTATAGAGATGAAAACGGCGAAATTCCTATTAGTAAATGGACCGGAAAGCCGGATTACGAATTCCCCGTTTCTTCTGAGGAATTGGAGATTAAAAAGGGTAAGGTAGACGGAATTTTAAATTTAAATGATAAAATTTGGGTGCTAGAGATTAAATCTATTAAAGACTCCAAGTTTCAAGAACTGAAAAAGCCCTTACCAGAGCATATTATTCAAGGAATGTTATATGTATTTTTAATGGAAGAGGGTTTATTGGATGGAAAATACTATCATATTAAGGAATTAGACGGGCATGCTGCCATAGAGGGTTGTATATTTTTGTATATAAATAAGAATACCTCCGAATTAAAAGAATTTTATATAGAAAAAGATCCTAATTACTATAAAATTATCAAAATGAAGATTAAAAAGCTTCAAAATTACGTTAAAAATAAAGAGCTTCCTCCCAAAACCGAGGATTATTGCTTTTTTTGCGATTTTAGAGATAAGTGTACTCGGGAATTTAACCCGCAAGATTAATAAAAAACCTTGCAACACTGGTTAATTTAAGATATAATTAAAGTATGAGGACTTCAGAAGAGCTTATTATTTTACAAAAAAGGCAAAGTTTAAGAGATAAGCTTTTGACCCTTAAAAGTCTTGAAGTACTGCCAATTAGCGTTTATAGGGATGTTTACGGGGAAATTAAGCATTGTAATGAACTACTTAAGGCTCTAAAAGAGTCTTCGGAGTTTAATTTTAGCAGGAGATTTAATGAGTTTAATTAAGCAAGTACTTACCCTAACCACCCTATTATTTTTAATCAGCGCATCCCCCAATAAACAAAATACACCCTCTATATTAAAGCTAAATGCTATAAAACCCCTACCGCGTATTACTCTAAGTACTCGAAATACCTTAAGCTTTAATCAGGTTTTCACTAAACGCTCTATAACTAAGCTCCAATTTGATCTTTTGCGAATGAGTCTAAAGCTAAGCCCTAAAGAACCTATTTATTTAGTATTATACACACCTGGAGGATATGTAGATCCGGGATTGCGGCTTTTTGAAACTATTGCATCTATTCCACAAGAGGTTAAAACTATTACTATTTTTGCAGCTTCTATGGGATTTCATTTAGTACAAAATGCCGGAGAGCGTCTAGCCACTCCATATTCCGCATTAATGTCTCATCGTCCCAGCATGGGCATTAAGGGTGAGTATTTTGGAGAGCTTAATGTTCGGCTAAAACACGCTGAAGCTAAGTTTAATAGGATGGATCAAGTAGTTTCTAATAGAATCGGAATGCCGTTGGCTGATTACCGTAAATTAATTGCCGATGAATACTGGATTCACGGATTTGCTGCTAAACGTGATAATATGATCGATCGCGTAGTAATTCCTAAGTGTGACGCGTCTCTCCAAGGAACATACACTCAATTAGTTAGCACTTTTTTTGGGAAATTCTACGTAACTTATTCCAAGTGCCCCTTACTAACATATCCCCTGAAAGTTAGTACTAAAAAGCCCAGAATGCTTAAACTCTTTAACTCATTCTATACCAATCCTTCAGATTTTTATAAAAAATATATTAAAAACAATGAGTGCAAAAAAATATTTAGAAACTAATTGACTTAATCATTATAATATGATATGACTTAAATAGGGGGACATAAGCAGTCCCCTTTTTTATTACAAAATTCCTGAGACTGACAATTCTCACAAAAAGCTAATCTAATTCAATTGAGGTATCAGTGACTAAGGAATCTACTAATAATTTTTGGAATACATGCTCTCGTAAACTAGAATATCTTCCAGAAACGCCCTGCAAAATAGCAGAAGAATCTATAAGCAGTCCACGGAATAGTCAAAAATGTGAATGGTGGATTAATTCAGAGGACCATAATTTTTGTTTTTGGAAATTTATATGGGACCGGAGTAAGAATAGCGGTAACATGGAGCCTCTTTTACAGTCCGAGATAGCTAAACTGTTTGACTGCTCTTCCACAAAAGTCCACTTTATACTCAGGGATGCGTTAGAAAAGCTTCAAAAAATGCCGGATTTTCGCAAATTATTGGAATTATATAAGAATAATGAGCTATTCGAAGATTCAGAACACTCAAATTCTCCTGAATTTGAGTCTTACGTGGACGATTCCTATACTGAGGTTGATGATTTTTAAGTAAAAAATCCTTTTTTTAGAAATAAGATATAATTAAATGTATAATATATAACGGATTTTACTTTTAGATTAGCGGAGAATTCTAATGAAGAATAATTTTAATTTTATAATGCCTGCTGAATTAGAAAAGTCTAAAGATGGGAATTGGACAGTTAGGGGGCTAGCTTCTACGGAATCCAGGGATCAGCAAGGCGAAATTATTATACAAAAAGGTATGGATTTAACCCCTATAGATAAAAAACAGGGCTATTTAAACTTTGACCATAAAACCGGACCTGAAAATTTAATAGGAACTATTTCGGGATATACTAAAACCAAAAAGGGTTTATATGTAGAGGGTAATTTATTTAAAAATCATACTAGAGCTAAGTCTGTTTATGAAATAATGAGCTCTTTATCAGACGGCGACAAGGGACGTGTTGGACTATCCGTAGAAGGAGCTATTGTAGAAAGAGATTCAAAAAATCCTAAAATTATAAAGAAGTGTAAGATCAAAAATGTCGCATTAACTTTTAATCCGGTAAATACAGATACTTACGCAGATTTAGTAAAGTCCTTTAACGATTCAGAAGTGGAATTTGGTGCTACTGAGGACGTTGTTTCTAGTGAAAAAACCGAAAATGCACCGGTTTTTAGCGCGAATCAAGTGATTACAATTTTAGAAAAGGCTTTGGCCATTTCCGATGGAGCGCAGGCCCCTGCTGAAAAACAGGGCGGTGACGCTTTAGTTACCGAGGAACTAGACAAAAAGAAGAAAAAGCAAGAACATTCTGTGGAAGTAACTAAGAAATCATTGAAAAAAATGTCTTCAGACCTTTATAAATCCAATATAAAGGTCATTTTGGACCGCTTACAGGAGCTTTATCCCGATAATTCTCGACAAGATATCTGGAAAGCCGTAAAAGACCGCTTAAATACTAAATTTCCTGAAATAAATCCAAAAAAAGATATTTAGATCGGTGATATAATTAATTAAAGGAAACGAAATCATTAAGATTTAGGAGTTATAAAATGGCAAAAGGTAGAAATCAAAATTCAAGCGTAGAATTTACTAATACGGTTCCCAATAAGTCGGCTATGCAGGCTATATTACAAAAGCAAGATGCCGTTATTGACGAAATTAAAGCTATTAAAGATGCAATTGAAGACGCTGCTGATCTCGCGGCTCTTAAAGTAGCAATCGCCGCTTTAGCAGATCTTGAAAAAGTAGAATTAATTTAACATAGAGGTATTGAATGGACGAACTAAATAAGAGTATTGATGCATTAGTAGATGAGCTTTTTGGCGAAGAAGAACTAGAAGTCGTAGAAAAGTCTATTGAGATTGCTGCTGATTCAGAAGAAACCGCCGACGAAGCTGTTAAAAAAGCTCCTAAAGCTAAGAAAGACGAAAAGGTTAATCCCGAAAGACCTTCTGAAGTTAGTGATGTTCCCGAAGTAGATGAAGACGGAAGCCGCGCTAAAGGGTATGAAGCTGTTCAACACAAGCAAGCGGAATCAGAGCCTAAAGAAGTTAAGCAGTCTAAAGAAAAAAATCAAGTTAAAAAATCTCTTACAGACGAAGAATACGCCGAATATCAAGAGCTTAAAAAAGCAAAAGAAGAAGCGGCGGTAGAAGAGCTTAAGAAAGCTAAGTTGGAAGAGCAAAAAGATTTAATTAAATCAGCTATCCACGAAGCTACCAAGGGACTTCGAGAAGAAAATGAAGGCCTTAAAAAATCTTTGGAAGAAACCAGCGAGCTTATCAAAGCTATGGCCAGTAAACCTCAACGACGTAAGTCTATTGAAAATATCCAGGTTGTAGAAAAGTCTCAGCGAGAAGAAGAAAAAGAAACCCCCTTTTCCAAGAGCGAAATGCTGGACGTGGCCGAAGAGCTTGCTTTAAATAAATCCGTTTATGATTTTAAAGATGAACATCTTATTGAATTAGAAAACAACGGGTTCATTTATGACAACAACGCTAGAGCTATCTTAGAGAAAGCTTTACAAAATAAATAATTTATACAAAATACATTACAACTACCTAACTTAATTACAAAAATCTAATCAACAAATTAAAAAACTAACCTTTTAAGGAGTAAATCAATGACTAACTCAATTCTCAATCAAGTGGCCGATGAAGGCACTATGCAGGGATTCGGCGCTCATTCTGCTAAGGAAGTAGAAGAATTACAAAAAGCCCTTTCCATTTCTCAAAATTATGGTTCTACCGCTCCTGGCGATTTAGCTGGCGGATCTGCTTTATCAGTAGAAGACTTAGATCGTACTTTAAAACTCGTTACTCACGGACTTGAGCATCTTAGAATGTGGAAAGACGTAATTAAAGAAAAAGTAAACCAAACTGTTCATCAATACAATGTACAAAATAGTTATGGTCAAGAAGTTTCTCCATTCTTCGCAATGGGCGGAACTCCTAATAATACTGACGCTAACTATGAAAGAGATTTCGTACAAATTAAGTATTTAGGAACCCAAGGTAGTGTTCAACACAATTTGACTTTGATCCAAGCCGCACACGGTCCCGTTGTAGCTCGCGAAGTTAAAAACAAAACTATCGAACTATTAGCTCGAAATGAAAGATCTATGTTTGACGCCGATTCTTCTATCAACTCACTTGAGTATGATGGTATTTTCAAGCAAATCGAATCAAAAGAACAAGAATCTACATATAAATCAACTGCATTTGCTGGTTATGATAGCGAAGGCGTTGATAATAGCGTAATTTATGATGTCCGAGCATCTTTAGATGATGACATTTGTGAAGAAGCCGCTCTCCGAAACGTAAATAACTTCGGTATGGCCGGTGACATGTACTTAGGTACTGATATTCATAGTAATTTCAGCAAAGCATTTTATGCTAAGCAACGAAATTTACCCGGGGAAACTTTGATCGCTGGTCAAAAAGTTAAGGAATTTAATGGTACTTCCGATTTTAGATTCAAGCCTAGCTTGTTTAATCGTCCCAGAAAAGCTCCTTTAGCCGTTAGTATTAGTGGTTCTGCCGCTCCTACCATGGCCAACCAAGCCGCCGCCGCCAACGCTGCTAGTCAGTTTAAAGCCGCCGACGCTGGAACATATAGCTATGTAATTTCCGCTGTTTATGATGATGGAGAAACCGTTGCTTCTTCCGCATTCGCACAAGCCGTTGCCGCCGGTGAGAAAGTAAGTGTAGAAATCACTTATACCGGAAGCCCTCTCTATTTTAACGTATTCAGAGCCCCCGTTGGAACCTCTGCCGGACACGAATTCATCAAAAGAATTAAGCCCGCAGCTTCCGCTTCCGCTCACGACATCGATTTCAATGCTGATCTTCCCGGATCCGCAAGAGCTTATTTGATGATGCATGATCAAGACGTGTATGTCTGGAAACAACTCGGATCACTCATCAAGTATGACCTGGCTGTTACTGATACCAGTTACAAATGGCTTCAGCTTTTATATGGAAGTCCCCTAATCGTAGCTCCTCGTAAAAATATTATTATCCGTAACTTAATTTAATTATTAGGTTTTTAGGTAATTTATTTAAAAGGGCGTCTTTAAGACGCCCTTTTTTTATTGATTTTTATAGAAATTAATGATATAATAATTGTAACCATGGTGTTACTAAAAATAGAAGATCAAGAATTCCATACTTATCAAAGTATTTTGGATTTTGCAGGTAGTCAAAGAAAAGCGGCTGCTCTGGTAAAGCTAACCCGATCTCAATTCATGTATAAATTAAGAGAGGAACGCGGCCATTGTAGATATCCCGGATGCACGAGCACTCCCTTAGAAGGGAAAACTCGGTGCCAAGAACATCGCGTGCCTAAGCAGGATATGGAGCGTAAAAAGCTGTCCCATAAAAAATGGCTACAAAGCTTGGTAGGTACAGATCGGGAACGAACTAGGGAGTTTTTAAACAAACAGGGGAGAGACTACTACTATGCCAACTATGAAAAACAAAGAAAATACCGTAATGAACGGGCTAGAAGGCCTGAAAATAAAATTAAAAATCGATTAAAAACACAAAAATATAGAAAATTACATAAAAATGATCCAAACCTAACTAAAGAAGATGTCGCTTCTATTTTTAAGAAATTCAATAACAAGTGTTTTAAATGTGGTAGGGTGGATCGACTAGAATTAGACCATCACCTCCCCTTATCCAGGGGAGGTTTATTGACGCCCGATAATACCGTAATACTTTGCAAGTCCTGTAATTCTGGTAAGTGCGACAAACTTCCATCGGAGTATTATAATAATATCGAAACCTTACAACTAAACGCCTTACTGGGAATTTCTGAGTTAAGAAGGGAATATTCCGAAAAGTCTCTAAAAAGAGAGTTTAATACAATAAAAACCACCGAACCCTCTTATCAAAAGCTTCCACAAACTAATAGATTAACCACTCATTTTAACCCACACTTTTATGCGAAAGAGAACGAATTGTGGAAAGATCTCTCAGTACAAGAAAAGTTAATTGCAAACAGAGTCCGGTATTTATTCAAGGAAGCAAATGACTTAACAGAAAGCGAGCTGTTACGAGGCTTTAAGATCTCAGGAGCACATATAGGATTTTCGCACCATTCCCCTTTTTGGATTAAGCGATTTATAGAGGATTACGGTATTAAATCCATTTATGATCCTTGTGGGGGGTGGGGACACCGTTTAATAGGAAGTCATGCCATAAAGTATATCTATAATGATATAGGCAAGCGGTCCACCCGCGGCGCTCAAAAAATAGCTGATTTTTTGGGACTGGAAGACAAAACTTTCTATAATCGAGATTGTACTAAATTTACCCCGGTTGAGGATTACGAAGCCGTATTTACATGCCCTCCTTATTTTGACGTGGAATTATATGATAATTATGAGCGGTTTTGTAAGAATGG